GTCAATTCTGACAGATAAGGGGCTATTTTTGCCCCTTAACCCCGCAAATTATACAGATTGAAACATTTATGTATAAATATTTGATTTACAGGTATCTATAAAAATTAAAATCTATGTAAATGGCTGTATATCAGAATATTAAAAATGTTAAAAAATTATTTTTTTCGATAAAAGCGTTACAAAAATGTAACGTTATTTGCTGTCCTTTCCAATTTTTTTTTGCTAATATAACTTAGCAGCATGCCAAGCCAATGGAAAAACATTTCAGATAATATTACTGCAACCGTATACAGTAATAACATAGGTGCAATTTCTGGAAATGCACTTCAGATTCTTTTAAAGAATATCTGGCAGAAGAAAGATAACATTCTTTATCAAACTGATAGACCTTATTATATAGATGATCTTTGCTTATACGATAGCGGAGCCGGATTAAAGTTTTACATATGTAAGGAAAACACTTCTGGCATATTTGATCCTAATAAGTGGGAGATTATTCTTGCAGAGGGCGTTAGTGATGATTATATTATACTTCCTGCTAGTGATAGTCTGATTGATAATTTTGATAATACGCTTATAGGTCGAGCTTGTATACTAAATAACAGTAACAAGGTCGATTTGTCATATAGGCAACCTGACACTCCTGGCGTATCAGGGGAATGGCTTATTGAATCAAACATATTGCCTACAAAACCAACAAAACGAAAAGTTCAATTTGCTTTTTCTGCACCTTTAGATACTGATGGGGAGTATTTTACTTTAAATGGTGTTGTTTTTACTGCTCGTGAATATCCTTCTAGCAATACTGAATTCTCTGTATCTGATGATTTAAATTCTTCTCTTTTATTAATATCTGATGTTTTAAATGATTATTGGGGGCCTTTAAACGAGGGTACTCTTACTTTTGATTTTGACAATAAACTTTTTACTTGGGAGGTTGGTCAAGAATATGCTGGTACAGCAGGAAATTCTTTGGCGTTTGCTTCTAATACGCCAAAAATAACGGTTGGTAATATTGTTACTGGGAATGATAATAACCTGCAAACAGCAAATTCATTTATTTTATCTTTTAACATCGGCCCTAATCAGATAAATATTTCTCTTGCTGATATATTAAATGCAAATACAACGGGAGAGCTTTTAGCTGATTTATATTGGCCTGATGATTTAGAACAATTTTCTGAAAAGCTTTTAGACTATCTGACTAATGATATTTCATTATCTAGTTATTTTTCCTTCAATTTAGAAACAACTGCCATAAGGCTATATTATAATAATATTCCAACGAGCTATGATGATATCGTTGAAATTTATACTTTATATAGCTTTTTTAATGTTGATACAATACAACAAAATGTCTTACCTAATAGTGGTGTTGTTGAAGAATTATTTATTGGGCAACTTGTTAATATATCAGGAGCAAATGCAATTTTAAAAACAAAATACCCCTCTGTTTTCGAAATAGACGGCTCATATTCTTTTTCAAATGATTTATTCTCCAGGCTTTTTATTCTTGCCAATGATGGAAAGCTAATACCTTTTTCTAATCTAATATTCAGTAATGATAATGGTTTATATACATTATTGCGAAACCCATTATTTGTTGCTGTTTTGCCTACTAATGAAAGTAATAAGTATTACTTCAAAGAATTTTATTTATTACCGTTTCAATAGTGAATAATCATTTTGATATATCTTGGTTATGGACTACCCTCGGTACGTTGGGAGGTGGGTTTGTAACCTGGCTTTTTGGCCGTAGAAAACAAAAAGCCGAAACTAAATCCAGCGAACTGGAAAATGTAGAGAAAGCCCTGGAGATCTATCGTAAAATTCTGGAAGATAACAGCCAGCAAATACTGTCACTGAAAACGGAAGTAAACAAGCTGGAAAACAAGCTTGATACCCTTACCGAAGAAAACCGGTTGCTGAAGAAACGAATTTCTGAACTTGAAAACCATCACCCATGAACGGAGTAAAATTTCAAACGCAATTCGACCCAATTTTCGGTACACGTGACAGGCAAAATGTAGCATGTGCCAAGGCATGCAAAAAAATGATGACAGATGCAGGTTTTATAGAAACAACTTCATCTGATAGAATAGATATGCTGGTTTGGAATAAATCCAATCAATTGATTAATGCTAAAACATTTTCAGAAGCTCAGCTTTTGCTGGATAATTGTATAGCAAAAGGATATCCTGTAATGGTTGGGGTAAACCGGCAAAATAACTCGGTAGGAAATGCAAATAAAGCCACATCGCATTTTGTAGTAATTGTAAGCAAAACTTTATCTGGTTATCGGTTTTATGATCCAGGCACCAGCTACGAATACAAAGGTACTCACGAAACCAATATTCTTAAAGCTGATGCTAATGGCTGGCTACGCGGAATTTCTTTTTATAATAAATGTGAGTACATTGTTACAGAAGTACGCCCATCAATTAAAAAATAGTATGCGATATTTTTTCATGTTCATAGGTTTGGTTTTGTTAACGGCCTGTTACACAGCAGAAAAGTGTAACAGGCTTTTTCCTCCATCCATTAGCTCCGAATACATAAAAGAAACAAAAGACAGTATAGTTTACCGCGATACAACCATCCACATTCCTGCCGATACTGCCTCCATCCGCATTCAGATGAAACTACTTTGTGATAGCTTGCTGGCACACAAATCAGTTCAGCTTCATGCCAATTCAGGCAGGGCATCCATTACCTTAACGGCTACAGACGGTGTACTTACCGCTACAGCCGTTTGCCATGCGCTGCAAATGAAAGTTACCCTGAGGGAAGTGATCCGTAAAACCATGGAAAGATTCTCCCGTCATGAACAAAGAACCATTGAAGTAAACAAACTTACCCGCTGGCAACGGTTTTTTATAACCAGCGGATACGTGGCCTGGGGTGTTTTGCTGGGCATTATACTTCACCTTACCAGAAAATGGTGGCTCAAATTGCTGTCCTTTAAGTTGCCTTTTAGTTAAAATATCTTCGCTGGCATGATACACCGCAGCAAACTTCCCGTAATATGGAACCGCAAAGATGCCAAAGGCAAGCCGGTTTCGTTTTCGTTTAAGTTTGTAAAAAAAAGCACCGGAGAAGTAATTCACATACTCAGTGCCACACTTACGTCTGAATATTTCCCAAAGCGTTGTATCAATGTTAAAATAGATGGTTCGGACGAAATACGAACCATCCGCACCATTACTATTATTGAATTTAACGGGGAGGAGGTCTATGTCTGAAGAAGTAATCAATCACGGCCACGGCATTTACGAAATTACCGGCAAAGGTGCCTACCTTTCTGGTGTTAAAGCCGCTGTTACCATAGGCCAAAGCAGCCGTATTTTTGAAAAACCGGATGCTGATCCGATCATCAACCCCAACAAAAAATACCGAAAGATTGTGCCCTGGGGCGAAAACAACGACCTGCCCAAGCAGGTAGTTGCCAAAGTAAACCGCAGCGAAATTGTTTCGGCTAACCTGTTTTTCAACATTTTGGTTACTTACGGCAGCGGCATTGAATACGGGCGTTTGGTACGCGATGAAAAAGGTCTTAAAAAGCTGGAACCTGTAGAAGTGCAGGAGATTGAAGATTTCTTTGAAATGAACGACATCCGTTCATACCTGCTCAAAGAGATTACCAACCTTCAATTGTTTGGCATTGGATTTCCGGAACTCATCATGAATAATGATGTTGACGGAAAAAGAAAGGTAATTGGTATAGACTCCAAACAGGGAGTTTTTTCCCGTTGGGAAGAAATGAACCCCAAAACAGGCTACATCGAAAATCATTTTTACTCAGCCAAATGGGGCGAAACCATTACTGAGAAAGATATTGTTGTTACCCCTGTGCTGAAAGATTATGCCACGGTACTGGATGCTATGCAGCGCACCGGAAAACGACCCAATGAGGATGGGAAACTCAAAGATCTGAAGGAAGCCAGGTTCATTGTACCGGTATCTATTCCCACGGCAGGCCGGTTGTACTATTCTCATCCTTACTGGTGGAGCATGTTTGATTCCGGATGGTATGATTTTGCTGTTGCCATTCCTGAGTTCAAAAAGTATATCATGACCAACCAGGCTACCATTAAATACCACATAGAACTCACAGATGATTACTTTAACCGCATCTTTAATGCAGAAGGTATTACCGATCCGGTGAAAAAGCAGGAGCGTACCAAGAGAGAATATCAGGATCTCAACAAGTTTCTTTCCAACACCAAGAACACTGGCAAATCTGTGATTTCATTTACCAGATATTCACACGAAGGAAAGGAACTGGCCAGTATGAAAATCAAAGTCATTGAAAACCATTACAAAGGCGGGGAGTACATTGAAGATAGCGAAGAAGCCAGCAACATATTATCGTATGCAATGGGCGTTCACCCATCGCTTAACGGATCGAGCCCCGGTAAAAACAAAACCATTAACGGCACAGAAGCCAGGGAACTATTTATCATCAAGCAAGCCTTGATGAAACCGATCCGGGATATGTTGCTGAAGCCGTTTTATGTGATTAAAAACCTGAACGGCTGGCCCAAAGAAATTCAGTTTGAAATACCCAACCTGATGCTTACCACTCTTGACCAGGGTACCGGCTCACAAAAAATCATCAGCTAATGGCGCTTTTTAAAACCATAGAAGAAATACAGGATTGCCTGAAAGTAAACATCACATTTGAGGTGCCTGATTTTTTGCCGTATGTGGATGCAGCCCAACGAAAGTTTCTTAGAAAATACCTGGGCGATGCACTTTTAAGTGCATTGGATGCCTGGTATAATACTGATCCTCTTCCCAGCAATCCACATTACTCTGCCCTGCTGCCATACACACAAAAGGCTGTAGCGCAGTTCGCCTTTTCTATGATGACTCCCGATCTGGACTTGCAGGTTACCGAGGGAGGGTTTGCCGTAATCAGCAATCAGCAATTTGCCCCTGCCAGTAAAGAACGGGTAAAATCATTTCATGATAACCGGGCAGAGTTAGGTTGGTTTTGGATTGAAGAAATGCTGCGCTTTTTGGAGCTCAATAAAGCAAACTATGCAGCTTGGGTAAGTTCGTCCGGATATACCCTGAACAATCAGCTTTTCATCAACTCAGCCGAAGAGTTTGATAAATATGTAAATATTGATCAAAGCAGGCTCACTTACATGCGTATGTGGCAGGAAATAGCCAACATTGAAAACCTTGTTGTGGTTCCCGCCATCAGTCCGGAGCTGGCCACGCAAATAAAAACGCAAGTAACTGCAAATGCTGTTAGCCCGGCCAATAAAAAAGTACTAGACCTGATAAGGCCTGCCGTGGCATATCTTACCAAAGGAAAGATAGACGGAAGCCGGGAACAATACGACACCGGTTATAATTACATGATTCAGGCCCGGCAGATCATGGATGCAAACATATCAGACTATCCGCTGTATGAGCAATCTTCCACCTATCAGGCCGGAGCAAGCTACAATCGCTTTGAAAATTCAGATAATAACGGATTCTTTCTGGCCGGTGGAGGGGCTTCTCTGTGAAGCAGCTACTGATTAATCATCATCGCTTCGAAAATCCATCCAAGTGGGATGAACTCAATGCCGACTCGTTGCGTAAAATAGCCTTGCTTAGTGTAGAGCAAATGCCTGCCTCTGAATTTAAACTCAAAGTGCTGATGGCACATCATGGGTGGAAAGCATCAGGCAAAAAGAGAAAAGGTGAATACATGGGCCAAAGCACATTTCTTATTGAAATTAAACCCCGAGAATTTGCCTGGATTACAGCAGCCGATCTTGCTTTTCTTTCCTCCTCGTTTGATTTTTTGTTTGAGGAAGTTACCGGAAAAGATAATCAGGTGCACTTGAAGATATCAAGCCAGCTGAGCACCAATAAATTTCCGGAAATTATCATTGATAAAGTAACGTATGCCGGACCGGCTGACAAGCTTACCAATCTGGTTTATAAAGAATGGGAATTGGCAAATACCTTTTATTACCGATTCCAAAAGAGCCAGGATACAAAATACCTGGATCTCTTTATGGCTATCATGTACAGAAAAAAGGCACTGGAACCAACGGATGAAGCGTATAAAGGAGATTGCCGGGAGCCCCTGAATGAATACCGTTTAGATGAGGATGCTAAAATAGTTTCTGCCATTCCTGGAGAACTGAAGCTGGCCACCTTGTTTTTTTGGGAAGGATGCTGCAAGCTGCTTTCATACAATTACCCCAATACTTTCGGCGAACCGGATGATGATAAACCGGCTTCAGATCCGTTTCAGCAATTCCAGATTTTAAAAGATCGCCTTTCAGGAGGTGATGTAACCAAGGTTGCTGAGATAGATAATATCTATCTGTACACGGTTTTACAGAGAATAGAAACCGCCCGGAAAGATGAAATAGCGGCTCAGAAAAAACTAAAATCAGCTAAAACAAATGTTTAACTTCACAGCATACTTTGAGGCCATGGCCGCCAATCTGGTGTTACTGGGAAATGGTACAGCCGATGGCCGTTTTTTTGTTGCCGACAGCATTAATAACATGGAAGGCTTGCTCATGGCTACCAGAACCATGAAGTTTCCATGCATTGTTGCCATTGATAACGACGAAAGCCGATACGTAGAAAGGCTGGCTGATAATGTGCAGGAAACCAAGTTTTACACCTTCGGGCTTTTTAAAAAAGCCCGGAACCTTGCACCGACTGATAAAATGCAGGTAAAGGCAGACCTGGATGTGGTGATGAAAAAAATAGTTGCCAAAATGAAACGGGATAAGGGCAGAGCCATGAACGGACTTCGTGATCTGGACATGAACAGTTTTTCCTTTTTTGAAGTGCCGGCTATAGGTGATAATATCATTGGCAAAATGTGCACGTTTACCGTGTTAACCAGTGCAGAACTCAACATACAACCACACGACATCATTCAAGACTTTAGCATATAACCTCTATCATGAGCGATATTAAGCTTACCGTAGAAGAATGGGCAGAAATTGTGGTGAAGATCTGGGAAGAAAAAATGCTTCAGCTCGGTATATCAGACACATTTCAATTAGCCAATTCTTTTGCGTTTCATGTGATAGGAAATGCCGGGGGCGATGTTCAACGCATTGAATTTGCCTTTAACTATTACGGAATGTTTGTGGATATGGGTGTTGGAAGAGGAATGAAACTTGCCGACAGGTTTGCCGGATCTCCAAGGCAACCCAAGCCCTGGTACACAAAAACATTTATGCGTGAAGTAAAAAAACTAGGTTACATCATTGCCGAGAAATACGGCTACATGGGAGCCATTACCATTGTAGACGGAATAGAAGGAAAGGCCGAATAGCGCTGTCCTTTTTTGCCGATGCATTACAACCGATTTTTGGGTTAAACATTCCTCATGGCCCGTCAGGTAGAAACAGCAAATGCAGTTGTAAATTTGGATGGCAGAAATGCCGAAAATCAACTTAAAGATTTAAAGCAACGAGCGGCTGAAGTTCGAAAAGAAATGATTGAACTTGGAAAAGCAAATGACAAAGCCGGGTATGATAGAAAAGAGAAAGAACTCAAATTAATTAATCAACAAATGCGTCAACTTAAGGCTGAAACCTTTAATGTTGCGCAGGTAATGAAAAACCTAAACGGAACAAATCTAAATGATCTTCAAAGAAGCCAACGGGCTATTACAGCAGAGCTAAGTAAAATGTCAAGAGGAACATCAGAATATGTTGCTAAATCTAAACAACTTCAATTGGTTCAAGCCGAGATACGTAAAGTGAAAAATGAAATGAACGGCATGTCTGCTTCACAAGCAGGTTTTTTTTCACGCCTAACTGATGGATTTAATAAATACTTTGGAATTGTTACCACACTGGCAGCTTCTCTCACAGGTATTGTATTTTCATTTAAAAAAACCACAGATGCATTTAAAGAATATGAAAAATCGGTAGATGAACTTAGCTCTTTGACCGGACTTGTAGGTGATGACCTTGAGTGGCTCAGCACCCAGGCCAAAGAGTTATCTACCGGTATGCTGGAAGGTAGCATACGGGTAACTGCCAGTGCGCAGGATATCGTAAAAGCTTTTACACTGGTTGGATCAGCCAAACCCGAACTGCTGGCAAACAAAGAAGCCCTGGCAGAAGTTACCAAGCAAGCCATTATTCTGAGTGAAGCTTCGGGCATGGCACTTCCTGATGCGGTAAGATCGCTTACCGATACGATGAACCAGTTTAATGCACCGGCCGAAGAAGCCGGACTTTATATTGATGCCCTGGCAGCTGGTTCAAAATATGGTGCAGCCGCCATCCCTGAGATAGCCGATGCGATAGTGAAATTTGGGGTTGGTGCAGCCAACTCCAATATATCCGTTCAGGAATCAGTAGCACTGATTGAACTTTTGGGCGAAAAAGGGTTGAAAGGTTCTGAAGCCGGAACCAAACTCAATGGTATTCTAAACAAAATGGCCGGTGCCAAAGGCCTTGGAAAAGATGCCATTGAAAGCCTGGAAAGGTATGGTGTTAACATTGACCTGATTACAGACAAAAGCATTCCTTTTGAAGTCAGGTTGCAGGAAGTATCTAAAATCAGCGGAGATACCGCTGCAATGATCAAAGTTTTCGGACTTGAAAATAAAAACGCTGCCGAGGCGCTGCTTACTTCATTACCACGATACAAAGAGCTGGCAGAACAAATTACCGAAACCGGTGTAGCGTCAGAACAGGCTGCCATCAATACGGATAATGCCGCCAGCAGACAAGCCCAGGCAATGAACAAAGCCCAAAAATCGGCCATTGAATTGGGAGAAAGGCTGATGCCTGTACTTACGTTCAGCACCAACTTTGTAAATAAGTTGATGATTGCCTTTTTGAATTTAATGACCTGGCTTGAAAAAAACAGAACCATAGCAACCGCTTTAGGTAAAGCCATTGCAGGTTTAACAGCCGGTATCGCAGCTTACTGGGTTGCCACCAAAGGGGTAACCGTAGCACAGAAACTGCTCACCATGGCTCAGGCGTCAGCCAGAACCATTACCCTGGCATATGCCGCAGCCAAAGCATTGCTTACCGGAAATATTACACGGGCCACCGCAGCCATCAAACTCATGAACCTGGCAGCCAAAGCTTCGCCCATTGGGTTGATAGCTGCTGCCGTTTCGGCTGCTGTAGTTGCTTTTGTTGCTTTTAACAACAAAGCCAAAGAAGCTGCACAATGGCAAAAAGACTTGGCTCAGGCTGCCAAAGATTCTGAGGCCAATCTTGCTGCCGAAACGGGGAAAGTAAACTCATTGTTCGATGCTCTGAAAAAAACAAATCCGCAAAGCAAAGAACGGGCACAGCTCATAGATTACCTCAACAAAAACTATGGTACCCACCTCAAAAACATGCAGGACGAAAAAGCATTTCTTGATCAGATTGCCATTGCACAGCAACAGGTAATTGACGGCATAAAAAGAAAAATTGATGCCCAGCTAAAGGAAGAACAGCTAACCATTTTAATGAGGGAACGAACCAAAGCCCAGGAAGAGCATACAAAAGCTGTTCAGGCCTATAATAAATGGTCAGAATTAATGCAGAAGAAAGGTGTTGGTTTTATGGAATCAAGCACTGATGCATTACAATGGAGACATCGTGCCGATTTAGTTTTAGCTACATCTAAAGAAATTAAAAAATTAGATGCTGAAATTGATAAACTAGCCAAATCTTATGGGAATTCAGTCTTAGAAAATATACTTGGTTCACCATCTGCAGAAGTTTCATCTGTAGGAAGCATTTCTGAAGATGCTCAAAAGAAGCATGATGAAATGCTTAAAGCATTACAAGAGCACAAAAAGAAAATTGTTGAAGAAAATTTTAAGTTATCTCAAGAATATAAATCACTTCAAGATAGAGAAATTGAAGAAGTTAAAAGGAAATATCAATCTTTAATTGATGAGGCATCAAAATACGAAAATGATCGTACCGAACTAGGCCGTGAGTGGGGTAGGGTAAAGCAGGAACATGAGCGCCAGATGAATGAAGAAATCAGGCGAATCAACGAAAAGTTTGCTGCCCAAATGGCAGATCAGGAATACCAGCAATACCTGCAACGTCTGGAACAACGAAGAAAAGAACTGGAGGATGAGGAAGCCTTAGAAAAAAGAAAGCTTGAACTGCGTGAAGAATACGGCCTGATTACGCTTGAACAGAAGCTTGCTCAGGAACTGCAGGAGCTTAAAACAGCCTATATGCTGGATGCTATCAATTATGAGGAATACCTCAAATTGAAAGCAGATCTGGAAGAAAAATACCGGAAAGGCAAAAAGGCCGAAGACCAAAAAGCCCGGGAAGAAGATTTTGAAGACTTCAATAAATTCCTCCAGGAACAGCAAGCTATAACCCAGCATTTCAGCAATGCTATTTCATCTATTAAAGAAGCAGAATTTTCGGCTATCGAAGAACAGGAAGAACGGGGTATAATCAGCAAAGAACAGGCAGAACGCAAGAAAAAAGAAATTGCCAAGAAATATGCTGTAGCTGAGTTTCTTGTAAAAATAGCATCAATCGTAGCAAACACTGCAGCCGCTGTAATGCAGGCATGGGCACAATTAGGACCCATTGGAGCGGCCATTGCAACTCCATTTATTATTGCTACTGGTGCTGCCCAAGGGGTTATTGCAGGACAAGAATTGGCTAAAATTCAAGGTTATAGACATGGTCTTTATCCGGTAACTGATCAAAATGGCCAACGATATAATGCCAATTTTGGAGGTGTAGCACGTACAGGAATAGTTGATCGCCCTACCGTATTCTTAGCAGGTGAAGACGGTAGCGCAATGCCAGAAATGATTATCGATGGCCCCACATTCCGAAATCTTCAGATAAATTTCCCTGAAGCCATTTCAGCCATTGAATCAAGTCGTGTACGTGGCTTTGCTGATGGATATTATCCTCAGCCAACACGTGAAATAATCAGAGAAAGCAAAGAGTCTATGTATATAAATCCAGAGCTGAAAGAAGCTTTGAATCAATTTATTTCAATGGCTAAAAAAGGAATTAAGGCTAAGCTGGTTTACCGGGATCTGGAAGAAATGGAAGAAAATATATCAGTTATAAAAAACGATTTTAAACCATAAACAAATGGCTATAACAATTTTAAAACAAGCTCCAACGATTTGTCGAGTAAAGAATCCAATTTTATTCTTTTTGCAAACTAATAATCTTTACTCATCACCTGGTTATTATGAAGTTTTTACAATTCAATATGCAACAGATCCTGCAGAAAATGATACACTACAGTTTGAAGTTAACCAACAAGTTTTTGTGTTCACACATAAAACATCACCAAACAATTCAGGGATTCAAATTCCAAGACGTGGAACATTATCCATTGAAAACTATGTAAAATCTGTAGTAGAATACCTGCGTAGAAATTATACCTTAAACAACTGGTTTTTTATTGAAGCAATTCAAATTCTAAGTACTTGGTGCATTCGCTTTACAGCGAGAATAAAATCACAGGATTACACCTTCATTTCTTTTTCAAGTACAAATGGAAGATTTGTTTTTTATAGCCAGATAGGAGGGTTTGACCCAATTAAACGTCCTAACTTTCATATTGTATTGCAAGTGTGGGTAAAAACGGCAATTGATGATGTATTAGCCGGTGAAGAATGGATTAAGCCCGATGCAGATGGAAATGCCCGGTTTAATGTTTCTGAATACATTCAGCCGCTTATTGTACCACAATTTCGCTGGCCGAGTGTTAACATTGCCACAAATTATCCAAATTTACTCCGCCGATTTTTTATCCGATATGGTGAAGCCTGGGGAGATCCACCTGCAGTTCAGGGAATGGTAGAATCATCTGAAATGATTGCTATACCTGGAAAAGAAAACGATTATATATTTGAAGAAAAATATCGTGAAAATGATATCAATTGGAGTACTTTTAGAACAGCCTTTAATAAGTTGGGCGAATTCCTTACCAACCAGCCCCGGGTAAAATTTATCCGGAAAGACGATCATGAAAGATTATTTCTTCCATTTGTTCCAGAAACAGGATTTAATGGCGTTCTTTTTGTGTGGAAAATTGAATATACAGACGGAACCACTACTACCTACACAAAGAGCAGCAGTTATAATCAAGACTGCGTAATTGAATATAATCCATCTATTTATATTCACTTATTGGAAAACATTCAACCTTCCAAAGAAATTTATAAATATGATTTCTATGTTCGACGGCCAGGAGGCCCTAAAATATCAGATACATTTACATTTATTATTAACCAAGAACCTGAACACCACGAACATAAGCTGCTCATCCATTCGGAAAAAGGCGGGTTTGACCTGGTAACACTTACCGGAGTGAAGGAAATAGAAGGAGAATATGAACGGGATGAACTGATTGAAGGCCCGTCTCTTGAAAACCCAATGAAACGCAGGAAGCGTTTTAACTACAATACGCTGGGCAAAGACAAAGTAAAAGCCAACACCGGGCACCTGAACCTCGAAAAGCTTAACTGGCTGAAAGAACTATTTACATCCGAAGAATACGGCTGCTGGGAAATAGTAAACAATGAATTGTATCCGGTAAATATTACATCTACAGCCAGCGCCAAAGTAAAAGATAAAGACTTTACCTGGGAAATGACCATAGAATACACACGACCAGAAGTACCATTGGATACTCAGCGTAAAGTAAAGATTTGGGAAGATTTATTCGCTTCGGCCGGTGTATGGCTTAGAACTTACGATGACCTGATTGGAACCAACCCAGACTGGTATTTTCTGGGAGGTGGTGATGGCTATCAATACCGAAGCCAGACCAGTTTATTTGGAGCCATGGCATGGCCGGCTGCTTTTAATTTCCTGTTATCCAATACCAAGTATGAGGTAGAAATAGATGTAGAAAACCTCTATCCGTATGATATGGCAATTACGCCAGTAATTACCGGTATTTGGGGCGATCAGGAAATAATAAACAACGAAAGAAGAATCATAAGGCAAACATTTATCACCAATGCTGATCCTGTAAATGATATTATTTTACAGGTAGAAAATTTAAACGGAACACTCAACTGGGATCGTCATCTGTTTATTCGTTCAATTAAAATATACAAATGCTTAGAATAGTAATTGATGGTGTAGAGGCGGTAGTAGATAACCGCACTTCAATAGATTTTGTCAAGCAAACCCAATTCTTTTGGCTTCGTGAATCAAAGTCGTTCGCACTTAACCATACGCTGCCCAAATGCCCTATTAATGATGAGATATTTGAGTTTGCCAGGAAGCTGCACAAAAAAGAACTTTCAAGCATCACCAAGCCGGTGCAATATTACTGGAAAACCCTGATGGTATTCTCAGGCGTTTTGAAGCTTAAAAAATCAACCAATCTGGGGTATGAAGTTTATTCGGGGCTGGATGATGCAGATTTTTATACCCTTGTTAAAGATAAAACCCTAAGGGATTATGAATACGGTGGCCGCTATTATTTTACAGCCGATAATTACAATGACTGGATAGTTGAACTGCTTACAAACGGCTGCAACACCCTTTTTGATGTCTATCATATTTTCCCGGTAGAGAATAAATACCTCTTTGATATTTCTGGGGCTGTAAATAATAATCTGCACATGCAGAATAACATCAATGTTATTGTTTGGCCGGGCCCAATCGGACCGCCACCCAATATTGATGCAGTCTATCCTGATCTCACCGGGGCTGATTTTCAATTCCCGGATACCCTGTGGGGAGTTCCCAATGTTGTAAGTCCGTTTTTAAAACTTAACTGGGTATTGCAAAACTTATTTGCAGAGCTCGGTTACCGGATAACATACAACTTTTTCACCCATCTTCCTGAATTCAGGAAGATGGTTATTTACAATAACCGTGATATTGCAGGTGAGTTTGACAATACCAGCACATCCTTTTGGATGGATCCCTTTGATTTACTTCCAAACATTAAAGTTGAGGACTTTATCCGTTCTCTGGAAGTAGGTTATGGCGTTACCTTTTGGTTCAATTCGCTGGAAAAAACGGTAGAGATTCGCCCGGTAATATTTGATTTTGAAAATGCAGAAGTAGTTGAATTTTCAAACCTGGTAACCGAGAAATATGAAAAAAACAACGAAGCCGCATCCAGAAAGCTTTGTATAAAAATGAATGTTTCCAATCTGGATGATATTGCTTATCCTGCCAAAATGCCGGATCCACCGTTAGCAATAATCGAAGTTTCATCCACCGGGACTGTTGGTTCTCCGGTTAATGGTCAGGTTGTTTTAGTTACTGGTGATGGTTATTATATCTACAAACAAATCAGCAAATACCCGGTTACATTTGGCTGGGCAAAGTATGAGCCTGATGGAAACAACAACGCATGTAACTATTTTGATGAATATTGTTCAGGAGAGGAAGATGCCCTGAAGCTTGAAACAGAACTTTCTTACCCCATGCAAAAGAACCCTGCAATACTTTGGTATTACAGCGGAGTGTTCAACAAAAGGGTATCTGTGCCACACGTTAACTGCCCGATGGTTGGTAGTCAGTGGCAGAATACCAACGATTTCGGATTCATGATGATGATATACGAAGGAATAGCGCATACCAATTTTCTGGGTAGAGTGCCAACAGAAACTGAAGTTGCGGCTGACAGGCGTTACCCATGGGGAAGAGTAGATTTGATAAACGCAGCAGGGAATGTTTATACAAATTCCACCATAGCCTTATTGCTTAACAATGATCATCAGGTACCAGGTTCCGGAATTGTAGCCAATTTTTTAGAAGGCTATGCCAAAGCACTGGGTTTTAATACCGTACCGGTAAGAATGTGGAAAATGCTATCTCCAGAGGAATTAAACAAACTTGATTTGCGTAAAAAATACCGAATCGACCAGGGAGAATACTTTCTTGTTTCTGTATCGGTGCAGCTCAACATGGAAAAAATTACCCTGGCTGAAATGGATATGATCAAAATGTGATATTTTTGAAAAAACTGAATCCTATGAGACATTACATTTTGATACTATTGTTAGCTTTATCTGTAAACGCTAAAGCACAAATTGACACAGTATTCTTAACTTCCGGAAGGATAATTACTGGAACAGCCAAGTGGCCTTGGAACAAATCCATAGAGTTTTCTGTTGACGGAAATTCGGTCATTGACATTGGAAGAGATTCGATAGATAGAGTAGTAGTAAGAACTTCTTTACAGGTAAGAAATGAATTCCATAAAAAAGGCTATCAGATTAGTAACGTAAAAAGGGAAGATAAACCTTTGATAGAATCTTATAATGATATTACTATGGCAGGAAGAGCATTAATCAGCTCCGCTAAATATCAATATGCCGGGTATATTATAGGAGGCGTTGGTCTGATTGGCACTGCTATTGGGGCAGCAACGGGAACACCTGAATTAACTTATGTTGGTATTGGATTTTCAGGGGTTGGTTTAATATTTCAACTAATAGCTCCTGCTCAAAAGATACGCGCTGGCAACTTTTTAATAAAGGTTGGAGGCTAGCTATTTTTTATTGATCATCCATCTAAAACCAACCGGCTCTCCGTCATCAGTATGCAGATGAACCTTAAAGCCTGCACTCTTTAAATCATCGGCCATTTCATCTTCTGAAACATCAATGATTCCTGATATCATCTTAATCAGTTCTCTCGTTGTATAAAGCTTTGTGTTTTTTGATAACTCAGGCGCTGGCTCAAAGCTTTGAAGGATGATTTCTATTGCTGTCATAAAAAACCGGTTATTGGTGGGCCCGCAATACAGAGTACTGCACCGGACTTTCACCGGATCTCCAATAACCGGAGACTTTTGTACTCTGTAAAATGCGGGCATACAAATATAACACTACCGGCTGATGTAGTCAAACATTGCAGTAAGCGATGATTTCTTTCGTGCACGGCTCACATGCACATACACCATAGTATCTTCCATTTTGCTATGCCCCAGCAGTTCTTTCAATACTTCTATTTTACCTCCTGACTCCAAAAACAATGTTGCAAACGTATGCCGGGCCGTATGAAAAGTTATTGGTTTATGGATATTACAGAGCTTAGCCACTTCCTTCAATGCTTTATTTATGGTTGCCTCTGGCATCCTATTAAAAAACAATCCATTGCTGTTTTCTATGTAACCAAGCATCTGCTCGGTTACCGGAATATCCAGTATCTTTAAAAATCGGGCTGTTTTTTGAGGCATCACCCTAAGGGTATTACCGGAGAGATCTTCCCATCCTATTCTCTGAATATCAGAAATTCTTAGGCCGCATGCATAAAATGAAAACAAGTACCTGGCTAATGCCTTTCTATACGTTTCCGGAAGATCATCCTTATATATAGATATCATCCTTTCCAGTTCGTGAGTTTCCAAATAGATAATTCGTCCGGGGCCTTTTTTGATTTTGAATTCGTCGTATGGATTCCGAAGAAGCAAGTTCTTTTTGTCTGCCAGGTGAATGAACTTTTTAAAGTTCTTGTGATACTTCCACCGGGTATTATGTGAGTATTGCTGCTGATATAGGTAGCCGTCCAGCTTTTCAATATGATTTAACGATAACTGGCTAATAGGCAAAGCCGGGAAAAGAGTTTTAATACATTCAAAAAAAGTGATGTACTGAGTAATCGTATTCTTTGCAACCATTCTCTTTTCGGCAATTTCCTTTATTTCAGCTTCAATAAAGGAAGTAAGCAGAAGTTTTTCCTGATACTTTTTATAAAGCTCAATGAACTCTTCAACGGTTGGATATACGCCCATAAGGCGGTATCTGGTAAGAATATCACTGCATTTTGCTTCCTCATTCGAAAGAATAAAATTCTTGTCTATTTCAGTTTTATCTTTTGAATCAATACGTTGCCTGGCAGGATTCCAAAATTCTGGCCGTGCTTTAATGTGCATGGATATTTCCTTTTTAATTTTCTTACCGGTGACTGATTTACCGATAATTCTTAAGGAAACGGGAGCTTCTCCCTTTGAATTGGAGAAGTCTGATCGTAGAACAAAATTGAATGTTATCATGTGCTGCATTTTTCTGTGAACCTAATTTTGGCATCCTGTGAACCAACTGTGAACCACAAGCGACAAAATGAGCCTTTGAAAGCAGCATAAATGCTCATTAAACAATGAAGCCCCGGGGTTTCCGAGGCTTTTTGCGGTCTGGACGGGACTCTTTCTCGGCTCAAATTGCTTGATAGTCAAGTGTTATTTTTTGTACTGTGAACTTTTTGGTGTCGTATTGGCTTTTAAAAAGTCCAACAAAGCGCCATTTACCTCTGTAAACTCCTTCAAAATCTTTTCCATGGCTGGTGAACCATACCCGGCCTGATCTTCATTGGCATAGTTCATATCTGATCCTGACATGAACATTGGCCCCTCTCCTGATACCAGGTAATTAATGTTGATCATCGGATAGCTCTTTTTTAACGCTACCAAAGTGTCGAAGCTGGGATCCATTACTCCGTTAACCATTCTGCTAACCGATACTTCGTGCTTGCCGATCTTCTTTGCAATCTCTTTTTGGTCTGTGGCTAAGGCTGTTAGCACCTTTTGTAGCCTTTGATGTGCTTTCATGTTAATAATTTGTTGAAAAACTCAATTAGCGTGTACGCTAATTATTAGCCTTAATGAATTACTATTGCATTATTAAAATTACAAATAGATTATGAAAAGTACAAATGAAATTCTAATCCAGTCAAAAGCCCACAGAATAAAGGAATTGTTCGAGAATACGAACTTTTCCAGCTCCAAGGCGCTGGCTCAGTTTAGAAATGCCGGTGGCAAAACTGCCAGGTACTATTATATATTGAACAATCCAGAAACTAAGCTGAGTGCCGCAGAAGAGCGGTTCTTCAGCATTTTTTTTGGAATATCAGTTAACGAGTTGTTTAATGATTAACATAAGTGTTATGTTGCAATTCAAACAATACCCATACAGTTCACCCATCTGGGTGGAAGAAAACCCGGTAACAGAACTTTTGGTAAAAGTTCTGGAAATGCGGAGATATACTCTCCGAAATAACCTGGGCAGATGCACTGCCGATATGCATGTTAAAACAGGCAAACTGATCTGCCTTTTTGGAAGTATTCCAAAAAGAACAGAAACCGGGTGGGCCAGATTCTTTTTTGCGCAAAAAGATCTGATCGTTGACTTGCTACCTGGTAAATCATGCAGTTCTCACAATTCAATAATGAAGATGTTTGAACATGCTGAACAATGGGCAAAAAGAGAGATTGCCCTGGCAGCTCGATGTGGAACTCTTTTTAATTCCTAATCAACATGAGAGAAGTAAACGGCAGAAGGCAAGACAGCCTTCAGGAGATTCGTCGCTCTGCACGTAGCGACAAAAATTACATCGGTGAATATGTGGCCATTTTCGCCGTGTTCATTACGCTATGCTTCGTCGTAGCTCGGTTACTGGACGTTCTTTGATAGCATAAATGCTCAACAGCCGGGAAAGACCGGCAACCGGAGAGGTAAGCTTGGAAGCAAGTTAATTAAACGATTGGGGTTTATGACAGCAAAGCCCGGACAACCAAAAACGCTGCCTGCTGGTTCGAATCCAGCTCTCTCCGCTAACAAAATCAAACGTATGATAACACAAGCCAGAAAAATCGAACACGAAAAAAGAGTACTGGTTATTGAAACACTCTTTGTCAATAAAAACAAAACACTTCGCCTGCATGAAGTGCTTTCTTTAAAATCAGATGCTGATTCTATTGCCATCAGTACGTACGACACCCCCATAGCTCATACCATCGGTCCGGGTGATGTATTGGCAGGAAAAGAAGCTGAATTATACAAAAAAAGACTGATGGACTTAATTCAGAAATACTATGCAGATTCAAATTGATTACCGATTCAGCGATGGAAAACCACTCTTCAGTATTGAAAACCTGAGTGAAGAAGATCTGCAGGTGCTCAAACTTTTTATTGAAGATGGCATGAAAAACATGGAGAAAAATCCTATTACCATTCAAGAGTTAAAAAGGATGCAAAGCCTGCTCAACGAATTTAACCATAACCTATTTACACACAATCACAATAATGGCAGAAAATAATGAATACTTCCAGCAGCGAATGGAGCTGCTAGGTATTACCGATGAATTGAACAAAATCGGAATTCTGGAATACGATTCTGAACAAAGAGAAAATGTGGTGAAGATTCGCCCCATTTTCAGGCCAAGTGATAAAGGCATTGACATTTTTGTTTATACAATCGATGGCTGCAGTATCAATTTTGCAAGAGAAGGAAGCCGATGGAAAAAAAATGAATTTGTAATTACCCGGTTGGCTGTACCTGAAAAAACTAAAACCGGTGACCTTAAAAAATACCACATTCCAAGAAGGGCAGGTACCTGGCCTTTCTTCCCACCAAACCTGGTAAAGAAGTTTCAAAATAAAGAAACCATCGAAACCCTGTTTTTAACCGAAGGCTATATAAAAGCCTTTAAAGCAGGGATGCATGGGGCTGATGTGGTTGGGCTCTCTAGCATAACTCACTACAAGGATAAAGACACCGGAAAGCTGCATCATGATGTTATTCGACTTATTAAAACATGCCAGGTTCAGCGGGTTGTTTGGCTTCTTGATGGCGATTGCCGGGATATTTCCTCTAAAGACGTTGAAGAGGTTGACCTGTACAAGCGGCCAAGTAACTTTTTCTTTAGCACGCTGGCGGTTAGAGATCTGTTGCTTGATCTAAGAAGTGATATAGATGTGTGGTTTTCTCACTGTATCAGTGATTCTATTCACGGATTTCCCAAAGGGCTGGACGATATGCTGATTGCAGCTCCGGATAAAATAGACGATATTCTTACTGACCTGTACAGCTTTACTGAGGGAAGCTATTTCTTTAAGATGAATGTTACCCACAACACCAAGAAGCTGCACCGTTATTTTCACATTCATTCAGTATCAGATTTTGTACTTGAACATGCTGAACGCCGCCCTGAATTGCTGGAAAAAGAGTTCACTTTTCATGGTACGCGCTACAAATGGAACCGGGAGAAACAGATCTGTGATATTGTGGTGCCGGCAGATGCCAGCCGTTTCTTTCGTGTGGGCGATCAGTACCATGAAAAGGTAGCCATTCCAAACAAGTACAACCAGCTGGAGCATACCTTCCATCGTCGCCAAAAACAAACCATCATTGATGATCATGGAAAGGGTATCATCAAGTTCGTTCCTAAGTTCAAAGCTTTTTGCAATGTACCCGATCATAACAACTGGCAAGAGGTAATACATGGCTGCTATAACATATACGGCCAGTTTGAACACGAACCTGAAGATGGTGACTGCGACATTACCCTCAACTTTTTAAAGCACATTTTCGGCTCCGGGAAAATTTCCTGCAAGCTGGCAAAAAATGGTGAATCGTTTGAAATTGATGAGCTGGATCTAGGGTTAGATTATATTCAGCTGCTGTACCAAAAGCCAACGCAGATTTTACCCATCCTATGTTTGGTATCGCGAGAAAACGAAACGGGTAAATCCACCTTTGCCAAGTGGCTCAAACTGATTTTTACCAGCAATGTGGCCATTGTGGGTAACTCAGATCTCAGCAACGACTTTAACGCATCATGGAGCAGCAAGCTGCTGGTAATTTGCGATGAGGCAAAGATTGACAAGCACATCGTAATCGAAAAAATCAAGTCGCTGAGCACAGCAGATAAAATCATGATGAATGCCAAAGGTAAAGACCAGGTAGAAATAGACTTCTTTGGAAAGTTCATCCTGCTTACCAACAATGAAGAAAATTTCATTTACGCATCAGAGGACGATGTTCGTTATTGGGTGCGCAAAATTCCTTCCATCACCAATAAAATTCCAGACATGGAAAAAATTATGATGGATGAAATACCCGCCTTTTTGAACTACCTGAATAAACGCCAGCTCAAAACCAATAAAATGAGCCGGGCATGGTTCGATCACAACATCATCAAAACCGATGCACTCCGCAAAGTAATTTCATTCTCAAAACCAACTATCGAAAAAGAACTCCGGGAATTCTTCCGGGAGAAATTCCTTGATTTTGGCTGCGATCAAATACTCATGTCCCGTATGGATGTACACCAGGAATGCTTCCGGGGAAGATATGAAGCCAACTATCTGGCCAAGGTGATACAAAATGACCTCAAAGCCGAGAAGTACTGCAAGTTTTATTACAAGCAGGCTCAGTATGAAAGCCTCAAAGCCATATTGAAGCATTACCCACATGCCAACATGGAAGACATAGAGCGCCGCGAAGTAACCTGCCGATACTCATATCCAAAATGGCATCAGGTTTATTCTGATGGCAACAGCGAAATGAAAAGGGTAGAAGTAACCTGCCAGGGACGGCCCTATGTTTTTACACCCGAAATGTTTCTTACCCCCGAAGAAATGAAAAGTATGGGTAATCCGGAACAGGAACTGCTGAACAAATCGCTGCCCACTAAAGAATACACACCCGATCCTGAACTTGACTTTTAAGTATGAATAGCTTTTGTTTTTTAGAAGATGAACAGCGCCTGGTATCTGGCAACCGGTGGTTTAGAATTAAAAGCCGGCACCACATTACCATGGGAGGCGTGGGGTACGATTCCGGCACCGGCCAGCTGATAATTGCTGAACCATTACCAAACGCAGAACCCGATGAAACCGATATGCATCGCAGCTATTACATCCTGCAGGAAACCAATTTTCAAAGAGAGGTAATACTGGAAGTGCAAAAAAGCTTTCACCACATACATAATCTGCTGGATGCAGGCAAACTCAAATGCAAATAATAAACAAACACATAAACCTATGAGCACAACAAAACACACCCCAGGGCCGTGGGTAATTGAAGGCCAAAAATACGAAGCCCACAGGATTATTGATGCTGACGGCAATGCAATATGCCAGCTGTGGTATAAAGACGAGACACCAATGGATAATCAAGACGCAAACGCAGACCGCATCGTTTCCTGCGTGAACGCGCTGGAAGATGTTGACGATCCGGAGAACTTCGTCCGGACGGCTAAGGTGCTCGAAAAAAACTACGATTACATCGTACACCAGAGGGATGAAGCTCAGCGGAAGCTAAGCTTATTACGACTATTTATGATCGCCTATACCTTAGTTGCGCTGGCGGTGGCATTCTTATACATTGAACCTAAACAGGTCAGTGAGGCAGCACCCTTCGAGCGTTACCGGAAAGCCTACGAAAACGTGAAGGGAGCCGAGACTGTGTACATGTGGGCTACCGACACGACAGATGGCACCGATAACATTATAGTAATCAACCCATCCGATGATCTTTTCCCGGTAACCTTTTTAAACGGATTTTCAGAATGAGAATGGGCATTGAAGCATTAAGCAAATTTCCATCATTGCCAATCAGGGCCAATGGGTTTTTTAAATACGATACCCCCAGAACGGGAGTGTTTAATATTGATCATTTGGAGACAAAAAATCCCGAAATGACAATTATTGCAGAAACAGATGATCTGTATGTTAAATGGTTCCTGGTGGACAGTGATCCCTTACCTTTTGGTGTTACCGGAAAAGAAGAAGAATACATCCTGCCAATGGGCATTCATAAATCCCGGCTGATTAAATGGAAATCCGGACAATTATCATTGTTTTAAATGATAACAGTCTTATTGGCGACGTTGTCATGTCGCCAATAATTTGTTATCCATACAAATATTTAAACCTTATCACATGATTTTAAAAGTGTCAGAGCTCGACAAGTACGAGCAAAAAAAATTAAAACACGATACCCGTTACGGTGTCGATTTTCAAGGCAAAATGCTGCATCCTATCGGGGGCATGATTTACTGGTACACATGGGGCGAATACACATTCGACATTCGGGCAGTCCGGAAAGCTTTTGGCAAAAAAGAGTGCATGGAAATAGATACAGATTTCGAAATGCATCCATGTATCAGGTTTCAAAAGATCGCTGCCGAAATTGCCGGGCTTGTTGGAGATACTCCTTTTTTAGAAGTTTTTGAGCGTCCAGGCACAACTTGCGCCTAAAAATTTTAAAACCTTATCACATGAAAAAAATCATTTTTATACATCATCATTCCAACGGAATGGAGCAGATCATTAATCAGCTCGTTTTGCCTTCAGATAAAATATCTGAAGTAAGTTTCTATTTACCAGTAAAAGATTTTGTACCGGATCCGGAGGCTGACTTTATCATTCACCGGGGCATAGATGACGAGGATGAGTTAGAGCACTGGATCAAATTCGTAAGGTTTAATGATGGCCCGGTGGTGATTGTTACCTCCGGTATCATCCGGCCACATCGTTTCCTTACACACGTCCGGCCTTTTCACGGCCAATTTAGCTGGAGCCTTTATTCGTTTGATACGTCATCGCATTATACTATTCCGGCAACATATCCAAACCATGACAACTAAATAGTTTACCTCTTACTCCCCATATGCAGCCCCCTTTTTGGGGGCTTTTTTGTGTTGTTACATTTCTGTTACAACTCTGTTTTTCAATCCATTGCCTTTTTTAGATGCAGAAGGAGTAGCCTCTTCTACTTTCGATTTTTGCCGCTGAAAGGGTAAAAAGAGGTGTTTTTGGCATGTTTGCACACCGAATTTTTTTGGCTAACTGCTCTGTTACATTGTTACAAATCATTTTCAAAAAAGTAAAAAGTGAATAATAACAAGGCTTTGAATCCTGTTTTTGAGTGTAACAAAGTTAAAAATCTGTTACAACTTGTTACATCCTGTTACATTTCTGTTACAAGCTTTGTTACAAGTTTGTTACAACCGTGTTACTTTGATAATTAGTTAGTTACAAGGTTTTGTAACAAAGGGACAAAAAAAAGTCCAGGTCGCTGGAAATTTTCCGATTTCACAATTCAAACACTTATCATTTGCATTTTTACTAATGCATTAGCATTTTTCAAAATCTTCAAAAAAAAGGATAGTTTACTCCGGCTGCTGTTTAAAACTGCGTGAAAAAACATCGCTAATTCAATTAGCGAAAAAGTTAATACGCTGTATATTTACAGCTATGTATACAATAACAGTTCCCTGTAAAAAGTATGTACGTAAATGGCTGGAAGATCCTGCCGGCAAACCGGTTGACCTGAATAAAATAGATCAAAGCCTTTACGGTGTGTTTTGCCGATTGCTTGAAAAGCGATGCACCCACCGAGATAACCAGCTGGTTGGTGTGTACAACGACTTCATTCACATAGCTGTTTCAGAAGATGTGTTTAACCGATACGGGCATGGGCTTACCACCACCAATCTTACAGTGTTTAATAACCTGCTGGAGTTTATGATAAAAGAGCGGAGCCGCACCTATGCTAAAATTTACGGCAGGTTCGGGTATCAACGCAAAAAAGCTGTTTCCGATTTTCAGAAGGATCTAAAACTTACCGATGATGATTTTTCTACCGATGCAATCATTAAAGATATACAGCGACATGGCTCCAGGCTTTAATGTGCATTTAGTCCTTTTTTATGTTCGTTTTGTCTTTTAATTTATAACCCTTGATATGACAGACTTTCCAAACAGAGAACAGATAGAAAACATGGGAGGGGTGATTGCATTTTATTTTGCCCCCACCCGGTACATTGCAGCCATGCCATTGGTAGAAAATATGCAATGCCAGGAACCAGTAAAATTTGTAAAAGGTAAAGGCTGGCTCATTGGCTACAGCACACCATTTAAAGCTTCACTGGGAGATCAGGGAGAAATTGTTGATGCCGGTTATATTTTCAAAAAACCTTTTCAGGGTTTTTATCCGGTTAATACTCCGGAAGCCTTGGATTTATTCGCCAGAATGACCAAAGAGTTTTTTGTGCTTTGCGTTAAAGACTCCAATGGCCGCACCCGTTTAGTGGGCTCACCACGCCAGCCTGTAATCTTTAATTTTTCATCCAGTACCGGAGATAATACCTCTGATCTGGCCGGATACAACTTTTCATTTTCGTCCGAAAATGAAGTGCCGGCTCCCTTCTATATTAATGAAGAAAATATTGAAGGTTCTTTTAATAACGACTTTAGCGACGACTTCGAATAACGTCCTTTTTTACGCTGGCTTCATGATTGATCTTCGCATCACTCATGAAGATCAGAGCCATTACACAATCTCTTTCAGCTGCCTGGGCAATATCGCCTGAGGCAGCTGAAGTTTATTTGCCATTGGTTGCTTCCTTTATTAAAGGAAACTTTCAGCCGTTTACTTCAGAAGGTAAATCAAAGGAAGATTCAAGAATCGGTGTAATTGGTTGCGGCATTCCAGGTGCATATTTTATCAGCACCTATGGCGAAGCCGCTCCCCCCGAAGCAGCTCCCGAAAATTCGGTAGCCATCATCAGCATGCAGGATGTAATCACCAAATACGATCAGGCATGTGGTGATTCTGGTACAGTAACCAAAGCAGATATTTTACTACGTGCCGATAAAAATCCAAACATCAAAGCCCACATCCTTCTCATGGATACTCCAGGTGGCGAAGCCTACGCGGCTATGGCCATGGCAGAGGTTGTTAAATCAGTTTCAAAACCCACTGTTGCCTTTATTGATGATCTTTCAGCCAGTGCCGGGATGATGATTGCATCGCAGGCAAACTACATAGTAGCCAATCAGGAGCTGGCCCGGGTTGGTTCCATTGGAACCTTTTTAACCCTGGCTGACTATAAAGGGTATTTTGAAAAAGAGGGCATAAAGATTATTGAAGTGTATGCCGATGCCAGCACTGATAAAAACAAGCCCTATCGTGATGCCATTGATAAAGGCGAGTTCAAACTCATTAAGCAAGACCTCAATGCCATCAATGACAGGTTTCTGAAAATGGTTGAATCTGGCCGGGCTGATAAGCTTAAATCTGGCCGTGAAGAATGGGGCACCGGTAAAGTTTTCTTTGCCCGCGATGCCGTTAAAATTGGCCTGATCGATGAGATCATGCCGCTGGAAAATGTAATCAAATCACTTTTAAACTCATAGCCATGTTTGTACCCAAATCAAAATTTGATCAGGTAGTGGCAGAGCGCGATGCACTTCAGCAGCGCCTCAATGCCATTAACGGATTGTTTGGTGAAGCTGCAGCCGAAGAAAACTTCGATGCTGTTGCAGCCATCCAGTCTGTTGTAGCTTCCGCTTCGGAAGAAAATCCCCTCCAGGCTCGTGTTACTGAGCTGGAACAACAGGTAGCTGAGCGCGATACCACCATTGCCGCTTTGCGCCAAAGTGCACCTGAAAAACCTGCAAAGGTTGTTGCATCCAAAGAAGCAGCCACTGAAACTGAAGCTGCAGCCGAGGATGACTTCTCAAAAATTGTGGCCACTGCCAAAGAGTTAATCAACTTCTAATCTTTTAATACCACTTCACAATGACACTGAATGCCTTAAACAACACCGCCCAGAAGTACCGGAAGGAACTTCTGATGATTCCTTTCCTGGCTCTTCGTGAGCATGTTTTGCAGTTC